TATTTTTTGTTCAACTTGGTTTATTACTTCTTTTTGTTGTTCATTTGTAAGTTCGTCAAGTGGGGTTTCGTTATTTCTTCCACCCACTTTTTCTTGTCTATCTGGAATAATATCCACAATCTCATTTTGTTCAAAATCCTCTTTAATAGGTTCTGTATCTTCTTGTTCATTTAAATCTTCCTGTTCTATTTCTATAATTTCTGGTAAATCAAAAACAATAACTTCATCTTCAATAGCAAATTCATCTAAGTCTTGTTTTTGTATTTCTTTTATAACTTCAGTTAATTCTTCTTTTTCTTGATCTGTTAATTCTAAATTTTCATCTACTACGATAATTTTTTCAGTAGGTTCATCAATAATATCTTTATCTTCATTTTTGTCTGCCACGTCAAGTACCACATCATCATCATTAGAAAGTTCTGTTTTGGTATCTTGTTCATCTTCTACAACAATAATAACTTCTTCTTCTTTTTTATCTTCTTTTGGTATATCGCAATCACCCCGGTCTATTTGTGCATTGGTCATATAACAACCATATTTATCTTCATTTTCTTGTCTTTCAATATCACGATCTACTGTTCCGTCATCTAGTTCTGATTGTGTGTACTCAACTTCTTCGCCACCTATTTTTACAATTACTGGTGCTAACGTTGTCGTAGTTGTAGGTGGTGGTGGTGGTGGAAGTGTAGTAGTAGTCGTAGTTGTCGTTGAGGTACTCGTAGTAGTTGTTGTACTTGTTGTAGTGGTAGTAGTTGTTGGTGCAACGTAAAGCACAACGTCAATAGACAACGTGCTACTATCGTTACAATCGTTTTCACTACCACACGCAGATAACATAAAATCATAAGTATTATCTGTTAAATTATCCCAAGTAAGAACATAATCAGTATTAGATTGTTGACCTGCTAATGTCCAAGCACTAGCACTAGCAAGTTTGTAATACATCTTGTAATTACTTGCAGTAACAAAACCACTTGTAGAAGCTAACCACTCAAACTTAATACCGTCTTCCCTGTTCATATCGTATGTTGCAATAGATACAGCTGACGGTTTGTTTTGTATTGTAACGCTTACTGTTGGTGTCCAATCTGAATAACTTGAATTTGTATCGTTGTCTGATCTAACTGCAACGTGAAATAAACCGTGCGTTTCATTAAAGACCGTGTTTAAATAACTAGCAGTAAATGTATATTCAGTATTAAGTGCGTTACTATCGCCAACATTACCTGTTGCAATACCATAAGGTAAGCTGACTTCATCACTTAAACCAAAACCAATAGCGTACCGTTCTGCCGGGTAGTCTTCCATTTGGTCGGAAGCGTCCCAATCTGCTTTTACTGTACCATTTTCATAATCAACAGTAAGTGTTAAATTACTAGGTGCTTGTGTTGGTACGTGATAACCAAAAGCTGGTATTGGATATATTAACAAACCAATAATAATTAGTCTGCATAATGTATTGAATTTAGTTATATATCTTGTAAGCACTAAGACATTATACTATTAGCAATTACCCCTAATATCATAACTGTAACTGACAACCACCCGGTTAATTCCATACGTGTCGGTCGTTGATTAATACGTGTGTGTATTTCATCTATTTTTTTATCTAATTCTTTTTGGTTATCTAAAACCATTAAAAGTAGTTCTTTTTGCGTAAGTCCGTTAGTTTCTGGCATAATCTAAATATGATTGTAGCAGTATGCGATATTCCTTTTTTGCTAGTGATATTAAACGACCGTCATATAAATCGTGGTGTAGTTTACATAACATAGCAACATTGTTTATGTCGTACTTGCGTGTTTTAGATCCACCCATACCAATATCAACTAAATGTGCCATTTCTAGCTTTTGGTCATAGTTAATGCACGTTGGCCACTCACAACGGTTGTTGGCACGTTCTAATGCGATTTCACGCATTTTTTGTAGTTCGGTCAATTACTCTGGTTTAGGATTATCTGATTTGACTTGTGCTATATGGTCTTGCCAAGTTGTTGTGTTATTGATTTTGTCCCAATAAATCATATCGAGCTGAGACCCCAAATCGCCATACGCTTCTTGTCTAGCTTGAATATAACCAAACTGTTGGTTGTTCCATTTGCTATTAGCAAGGTCTGTTATAGCTTGGTCATAATCACTAGCAGAAAATTCAAGTCTTTCATTATTAACTTGTTTAAATAAAGGTTTAGCAGCTTCAATCTCTGCTGTTGCCTCTACTTGTAGTTCTTCTAATGTTGCCATATCTCTCCTATCTTACTATATATTTCTTATACTTACTTCTTTAAACATTTCTATTTTTTCAAGCCATACAGAGTGAATTTTCCACCTGTAAAGTCAGTTAGACCTGTATTTGTATAATATTTTATTCCCTGTGTTGCTTCAGCACTTGTTAGCACACCACCACCTTGCAAACCTCTTAACTCTGTATATGGGTCTAATCTTGATTGTTCTATTGTGTAAAAATTATACTCACTAGCATTATTCATATTGAAATAATATAGTATTGCATTTAACTGTTCATTATTGTTATTGCCAAAATCAAATAAATTCATATAAGTTTCATTTGTTGCACTTGAATTACTAAAAGCACCACCTGTTCTTAACTGTTTTGAAGCTCTATCATAATCAGCACTTGATATTTCAGTATTAGATGTATTTAAAAATCTAGCCAATAAAGATAATATACCTGCACTTGTAGTTAAATTAACTATCTTTACCACATACACATCATAAGAACTATCCCAATCTGTACCACCTAAAGTTACACTTGCTACTGCTGATGTAACTATTTCTTCATCTATTTTTATTAAGCTACCTGCCATAATTCATTTAACTCCATATAAAACCATAGTTGCAGTAATAGTTCCACCTTTACCAAAAATGTTATATCCTGTTATTTCCTCTGCAACTTTATGAACACCTATTACTTTATAAGCTCTTAAATTTCCAATATCCCTCATACCACCATTTTGTGATAACAAAAATGTATAGGAACTGCTATCAGTAGGATTAAAAATATATGTTGTACTTCCTACACCATAAGTTTCATTTTGGTCATTTACTCCAACATTAAATATTGAAGTTTGGTTAGTTCCTTTAACTTCTGTAAAACCTGCACCACTATTCATTGATAAAGTAGCATAATCATATTCTGCTGCTGTAATAACACTTCCAACACTATCAACAAATCTTGCTGCAACATCATTATTACCATTTTGATTTAATGTTGGTGTCCAAATTGCATAAACATCATAATCAGATGTAAAACCTGTAATAGATAATCCACTTACATTTGTTCCACTAGCTGATGTGATAAATTCTAAATTACCTGCCATAATCTAACTTTCTGCAATTCCATAAAGGGATACAGAAACTTCATCAATATCCCCAGTTGTTGGTTGTAATCTTATGCCATCAACTGTACTTGTTTGTGGTAAAACACCACTACCAAACATAAAAAAAGTATCTGGTGTTTGATTGGTATAAGAACTATGAAAGGTTTGAAAACTGTATTTTGCACTATCTGATAAATTATATAAATAGCTATAAGAGTGTCCTACTTCTCTACCAAAATTTCCTATTCCTGGTGTAGCTCTTAAATAACCTATACTTGTTGTTTTACTTTCCCCAAAAACTCCTGTTACACTTCCATATTGATAAGCAAACTGATAAACACTTGCAGTTTCTAAAACCCCACTTTCATAAAATCTCATCATCAAATTAGCACCATCTGTTGCAGGTTTAAAATTATTAACTGTTAAAAAATGTACATTATAAGAAGTATCAAAAGTTCCATCACTTTCTTTAAAATCCATAAAAGATGTAGTTGTAGTTATAGTTTGTGTTGAAATTAATTCTAATTTGCCTAAATCTGCAACTCCTCCAAGAAGTCCAAATCTTGCTGCACCTAATGGCATAAGCTAACTCCTAACTAAAATTTTGTAGTGCATTAAGTAATGGTGTTCCTGCATCTACAAATAAAAATGTTACTAAGTCTATTGCACCAGATCCTGTTGACATTGTAAAACCTGCACCACCTGCTGTTTTAGCAGTTACATCCCCACCACCATTTACTGTTACTGCATTGATTGCAACTGTTCTATCTGTTGTATCTTGTGTAATTTGTAAAGTAAAAGTTGAAACTCCTGAAGTTGGTACGTTCGTAAAGTCAATATCGCTAATGTTCTCGGTTAGCGTAATACTTCCTGTATTACCATTTGCTAAATCTATTGATACAACTCCTGAAGAACTTGTTACTGCCACATCTGTTTCTGCATAATCAGTTAATGTTATACCAGAAATTGTTGTATCTAAGTTAAGTGTAACTGCACCAGACGTTCCACCACCATTTAGGTTTGTACCAGCTGTAACCCCGGTAATATCGCCCTCGCCAATATAACCTGCCCACGCTGATCCATTGTAAAATTGTAATTCATTGGTATCTGCTAAATAGCAAAACATACCCTCTATTGGACTTGTTATTTGTGCGTCCCTAGCTGTACTGTCTGCAAATATTGATATGGATTGTTCCATTAAATAATCATTTACATCTGCTGCTGTAAGAACTTCACCAACAGCAAAAACTTTAAATCCGTTTGCCATATTTTTAGTTTATCCCTTTCTTGTTTAGTTTAATTGTATGTGTCATTAATAACCTAACTTATCTGTGTCTAATACACCAAATAATGTGTTATCTAGTCGCATAAACGCTTGTACGTCTGCGTTAGATAGCTTATATGAACAACTAAATATATCTGGTGTAATGTTGTAGCTAATACTGTCAATTATCTCATTTGATGTTATTTGTGCTGGACTACCACCACCGGGTGGTGTAAGTTCTACTTTGACCACATCACCGACTTCACGATTTAATATACTGTTTTGGTTTCCTGTTGTAGCTTCTGTTAAATCAACAACTAGGTTATCAAATCTAATTAATGCGTCTTTAAATTTACCAAGTAAGAAGTTTGCTGCGTCATTAACTTCACTATCACTATTGTTATATAATCCACTTCTACTTAATGTTCTAATCAAATATTTACCTTGACTAGCAGTATCTTCTACTGTTTGTGTAGATCCATCAATTCTTGTTAAAGAAACTACGTTAAATATCTCATTGTCATCATTGATATAATCTACACGCAAGTAAGGTATATCTGAACCGTCATCACTAAAAATAGCGTCTGGTGTGCTTGGGAACGTAGTGTGTCTTGATCTAAATGTTAATTTACCGTCTTTAGACATAAATAATAATCCATTTTCACTACGTTCAATATTCTGTAAAACAGATAATGTGTTTTCACTAATATCACTTAATGATTGCATTGTAGATATTCCTGTTTCAATATCACGTTCTGCACCGAACTTAACGTTAGCATTGTCTAATACGTTACCTACTAACGTGCCACTATCTGTACTACTAAATGACGCATTGATTAAGTTAGTGTTTGCTAACTTCATAAAACCGTCTGAAGCTATAAAATCTGCAAAAGAGTTTGATTGGTCTGGATAGCTTAGGTTTATATCTGTTACAAAGCCTACAAATAAATCTTTATATGTACTTCCACCGTCTGTTGTTGCGTCCACGTGTATAGCTATCATTGGTTCAATACCCGGTGAATATGGACTTGATGTATTAGTGTTTTCGTATTTACGTGCATTATTAAGTAATCGTACTGAACAACTACCAGTAGTAAATGTGTCTAAATCTCTTGATCTACCACGGCTAATACTGACACTTTGTACATCACTTGTAACGTCTGTAAGTGGTACAGCACCACCTAGTTCTGCACTATCTAAAACACCACGAACTAAGTCGTCTAATGTAAATGTGTTTTGTGTAAAACCTATGCGAACACGTACTGTTGGTTGTGCCATTATTCTATTGTTATAACTCTATTTAAAGCACCATTTGTTCTGTTAAACTCTTTTAATCCTTGTATAACTACGTTCTTTGCGTCCTCTGGATTAGTTACAGCTGCATTAAAGTTTACTGTTAAACCTGCACCAACTGCTTGATTAAGTCCTGCTTGTGCTGTTTGTTGTTGTGTTGTAAGTGCTGCTAATGTTTGTGCTGGATCAACTGTTTCTTGTGCAACAACTGATTTAACTTGATTATCAGCAAAACCAAATGATACACGTTCAAATTCTTTTAATTTAGGTAAATCTATGTTTATACCTATTTTGCCAAGTATTCCACCAACTTTACTTGCAAAACCATTTATTGTTCTAATAAATTTGTTTAAGCTGTCAATAATCCTGTTAATCATATTTTCAAAATTCTTTGGTAGGTTAGTTAAAAATGGTGCAATATATTTATTAACTATTTCTGTAAACTTTCTAAATGCTGGTGCTAATAAGTTAAGCAGTAACGTTATGATTGCAATTATTGGTGGTGCTAAATCAGCAAATAATTGACCAATAGAACTTACAAATGGTGCAACTGTTTTAATTGCAGAAACAAGACTTGGCCCGATTTCTTGAACCATATCAATAATTACTGGTAGTAACTGTTCAACAATAGGTAAAAGTTCTGCACCAAGTGTAGCTTTTAATTCTTTTATTTTTGCTTGTGCTTGTTTAGATTTAGTAGCAAAACTTTCTTGTTCTGCGTTTAAGTAACCTTGTGTAACTGCTGATTTTCTTGTAATCAGTTCTAATGTTGCTTGTGCTTTCTCTTGTTTTGTAAGTTCACTAGCAGCAGTTTTCCCGGTCATAGCAAATGCCTGTGTTTGTACTTCAGCTTCAGATATAGCGATACCATAGGTTTTAAGACTTTCACGTTCACCAAGTAACGCTTTAGTCATAGCTTCTAATACTGGTTGTGTTCCACCTTGTACGTTGTTAAACGCTGCTACATCACCTGCTAATACAGATAAGTCTTTAGAAAAATTAACACTAGCTTCAGCAGACATATCAATACCTTGCAGAACCATACCTGTTGTTTTAAGTAGATCCTGTAATTCAAATTCAGCTAATCCAGCTTTTTTACTAAAGTCTTCAATAAATGTACCGAACTCTGGTATTGCGTCCCCAAATGTAGCTTGAAATGCTGCTTCAGCTTCTTTAGCTTCTGAAGCCAAATCAACCATTTCTTTGCCAACAGTTCCAGCTGCAACACCAATAGCACCTAATCCTAATGCTGCTGTTTTACCAATAGCACTTGCAGCACTTCCTAAACCTTGTAATGCTTTCTGTCCTTTTGTTAATGATTTAACAAACTGATCTGTTTTACCAATTATTGCTATTGATACTTTTTTCTCAAATGCCATTATTTAATTGCCTTTACTAATGCGTCATACATTTTGTCGTTATATGTTTCTAATATTTGATTTTGGTTTCTACTTATAGTTTTACCTACTACGTAACCTTGTTTGCCCAGTTTGGTAAATGAACTGTCCCCACGATCTCTTGCGTTACCAATCCATTTTCTATATGGGAACTTAGCACCCGGTCTTGAATAAGGTAATCTACCTACTTCTGAAGCTGTTATAGCTCTAGTTTTACCACTTCTAGTTGGTACATATTGAAACCTACGACCAAACTCCATAGATAACGCACTTGGGTATCTATCGCTTGTTTTAATGTTTATCTTTGCTTCAGTTCGTGTACCAGAAGCAGTAAAACCCATAGCTGAACGATTTGCTTTAGGTACTGGTTGTTTACGTCCAAGTGTACGGCTTTCTGCTAATTGTTCTTTGGCTATCTCTCTATGAAACTTTGATAACGTTTTAAGAACATCTTTTTTACCATATTGTCTTAATTCTTTAACAATTTCTATAACTTCTTTATTGTCTATTGCTAAATCGGTTTTTTTAAATGTTCTTGCCATATCACTTATCGTATTTCTTGTTTATAACCCTTACTAATGCGTCAAACATTTCCATATCAAGTTCTGCTATCTCTTGTGGATTTATTCCTGTTTCTATTGCTATTGCTGCAATTAAGTCTATAAACCCAGTTACGCTTTTAAATTATCACTTGATCCAGTAATGTCTAGTTCTTCAACTAAACCAATCCAAGTATCGTAATCTTCTGTAACGCCATTTCTTTTTGCACCAAGCCAAGCCAAATACAACAACCACTCATAACGTTGTTCTTCATTTAGCTTGGACACTGGTATATTAAATTTGCGTTCAAACTGTACAATATCAGCTGGTTTAATCTTTACTTCGTACTTCGTGCCGTCTTGCATTACGACGACCATATTACCCATTACGAAGTCGCCCTAGTAATTGTTCCAGAAGTTGGGAACGCAACGGACATAGTAGCAAGTTCACCAACTGCGTTAGCTACTGGTATGTGTTGATTTACAAGCACGTTTCCAGAATAACTTGGGTTAGTTGCACTTACTGCACCACTTGTTGGTTTTACAACAAATGATGTTGTAGTTCCAAGTAATGGGAATAATGTAGCGTCAACTTCTGAAGCTGCGAAATCTTGTTGAAACTCTATAGACAATGTGCCGTCTTTCAAACCACCTGTTCTAGCTTGAAACGTATCGCCCATAGAAGTTGTAATAATTTCATCAGCTGTAATATCTAATGTAACACTTGAAACGTGGTCTGATAGATCAACGCTGTTCAAGGTAACACTAGCGTCTGTTAAAACAAATTTTGCCAATGTAAACTCCTTTCAAACTTAATTTTATAGATAAATAAAGAAGTTAAGTTGTGTGTGTTATTCGCCAAATAAAAAAACCCACTAATAAAAAACTATTAGTGGGTTTTTGTTTTGTTTATTCTTCTTCTTGTTCTGCAAATGCTTTATCTACACTAGCTTGAACTTTTGAAAATATTTTACTTGCTGATGTTGAAACATAAGTTCCGTCATCTTCAAAATAACCAGACATTTCACTCCTTTCCATTTAGTACGTTTTTCTAATGATATCACATAACGTGATGATTTGCAAATTGGCTATTCTATGCCGATTGTTGCGTGTATAGAAAAACTTGGTGATGTTCCAGATATTGTGTAATTTAATCTAAAATAGTCATCAGTTATTGCACCTGCTGCACTTTGGTAATCAGCACCTATTGCAGTTATATCGCTAAAGGTTATTACATCAGTTGGACTTGTAAAACTAGCGTTGTCATCTGATTGTAATTT